GGGATGGAACAAAACTTTCTGAAGTATCTTCTAAACCAACATCACTTGACATATAACCAGTTCTAGTTGTTTGTGTAGCAGATACAATAGGTAAATTATTTCTTACAGCAAGACCTCTTAATTCTTCAGCGATTGCCTTAACATAAAAATAAGATGATATATTGCCACCTTTAAATCTACTAGATGAACATATATTTAAATAATCTATGAATACAATATCTGGTTTAAAACTTTTCTTTAATGCAAGTTCATCAATAAGTCCTTTGAAATGGCCTGCGTGAGCAGACGCAGTAGGATATTCTTTAATAATTAATTGACCATGTGCTTTCTTTTTTAATTTAGAAATCTTTGTATCATAATATTGTTTAGGCATTTCGTATAATTCATCAACGGTTACATCTAATAAGTTTGCGTCAATTCTTTCAGCAATTCTTTCTTCAGCCATTTCTAAAGTTATATACAATACGTTTCTGCCTTGCATAATCATAGACGCAGCCACATGACACATAAACAAAGATTTACCAACACCAGTACCTGCAAGAGCAATGTTCAAAGTTTTAGGTGGTATACCACCTTTTGTTATTCTATTGAAATATGATAAATCAAATTTTAATCTTTCTTCTTCTCTATGATAATATTCAAATCGGTCATCAGCTTGATTTAGATAATCATGCCCAATATGTGTATCAAACGAAACAGCAAGAGCGTCTGATAGTATAGATGGTATTGCCTCTGGTGTATGTTTTTTATCTTTGCCGTCTAATATTTTGATACCTGATAGTACAGCATTATGTACAGCACGATCTTTACACCACTTCTCTGTTGTATCTGTTAACCATTCTATATCAGTTTTTTCATCTGCTTTTAAAGTTTCTAATACTCTTTTTGCAATCTTAAATTCATCTTCGGTAATATTTTTTAGATTAGATAATTCAATACTGATTGCTTCTTTAGATGGTAGATTGTTATATTTAATAATATAACTTTCTATAATTTCAAATATGGTTACTTCTTCATTTGAAGTAAAGTAATCTGTTTTTAGGAAAGGTAAAACTTTTCTACTAAAGTTTTCGTTGTGAATTAGATTAGTTAGTATTGTCGTTTCGAGTCTGTGGGTCATTTATATTAAGTTTACCTTCCTTTAGTTGTTTTTCCATTACTTCTATTAGTATATCGCCTATAGCGAATCTAAATTCTTCACTTTCGGTATCTACATCATTTATATTTCTTTGTACGTTATAAGTAAATTTTAAAGGTAATTCGCCTTGTTTATTTTCTTCTGAGGCAAACTTAACTTGACCATAGGTGTATATAACACCTTCGTATGGCCCACTGGTAATCTTAATACATGAGAAGTCATCAACCTCTCTCTGAACAAAAGCGTATTTTGTTTTATTCTGCACCATAGAGGAATTCTTTTTTGGCAACTTCGTCAATCTTATTGAGAACCTCTTTAGTATAGAATTTATCAGGTTCATTATTGATAGTCTTAGCATATTGTTTTGATCCGTCTGGTAATTCTACTCTTGTTGATACTGATTTAAATACACCATGTTTAATTGCAAGGTCTAATAATCCATAGTATCTTTCTAATCCATGTTTGTAAGTTAGTCTTACGTCAATCATAGCGTTTTCTTTTGTCAGCCTTGATTTATAATTTTTACAATGTATGACATTACCTATAATATCTTTACCATCTTTCTCTTTTCTTTTTGAAAGATATACTATATTACTGGCAGCATATTTTAAACCAGAACCACCACCCATTTCTTTTTGTGGGAACATTGAACCAATAACATCATAAGTATGATTAGTCATAATCATAGGTATTTTTGCCTTACCTAGTTTCAATGTTAAAACTCTAAATGCAGCCTTGACAATTTGTGATCTTGTCATATCTCTTGTTTCTTTACCCTCTGCTGTATCGGTCATTTCTTTTGTAGTAGATAACATTCCTAAACTATCTAATACAAACATAATAGGTTTTCTTTTATCTTCTGGTTGTTCTAAATATTTGTCAACAACTTTTATAGATTGGTGTCTAAACTCTTGTACTGTAGCAACTGGTACAATAACCATTCGTTTACTATCAACACCTCTACTCTCAACTAAATCTTTTGTTAACGCACTTTCTGATTCAAAGTAAATCACACCTGCGTCTTTGTGCTTATCTAAAAAACTTTTTACAATGCCTAGAGCAAAGAAAGTTTTACCTGTTGCAGCTTCACCTGCAATCGCAGTAATTTTGTTTGCAGGAAGACCACCATAGATACTACCTGATAGTAAGGCATTTAAAGTATAACTACCTGTATCAATAAAACTATCTACATCACCTGCTTCAACGCCTTCACTTACTAGTGTGGCATATTCATTACCTGTCTCTTTAATTACTTCTTTTAAAAAATCGTTCATAATCATCCTTTTCTTTATCACTAAACACTAAACTATATTGTTTGATATTTAAATCATAACACACTTTCATTACTTTGTCAATGTCCTTTGAAACAAAATCATGTGTCATATAGTTATTGTAGCCTTTATATATTACTATCCTCATTACTCTGACGAGCTCTTAATACAACTGGTCTACCAGTAGATTTAGACAATTGTTTGAGTTCGTTCCATAATTTAAATTCATCATTTTCAGGTACCCACGTTTTAGGTGGTGTCTCTAAATCATTTTGTGTAATCTTATCCCATAACAAAGTAAACATATCATCTGGTGACATTTCTGGATGATGAAAGTTATATTTTGTTTGAACATTAACAACTTGTTTTTTTAATAATTCTCTATTGTACTCTAACTTTCGTTGAAAGTCCCAATATGGTTTTAATTCTTTGTATTTTTTTTCTGCAATTGCCATCATACTATTTATGAATAGGACATTTTTTCTCGTCCTTCTTTTGTGTTTTTAACCAATTGTAACCACCAAACCATTTTGTTGCTACATTTAGTCTTTGTGCTTCAACACCATAATGTAATTCTGGTCTATGAGTTGGTGTTGTGTATGTGACAAAATCTTTTATAAATTCTCTCTTAATAGGAATATATTGTGCAATAGGTGTTCCTCTTTTTAAATTAACTTCACCATATCTTTTTATAACCATTTGTTGATTAATTTGATTGTGTATATCTGATCTAATTACACCAGGTAAAGTATGAAAGTCTTGGTTGAAATCATAGTAAACTGGTAGTTGTAATACACTCCAACCTGGTGATGTCTTAACATACCAAGGACAAGAAGGTTTAAATATAAAAGCAAAATCTTTTGCGTGTTCTGGTACTAAATCTTTGTATTGATGATTACCATGATTAGTAAATTTAAATTTTTCAGTAGGTATTTTATATCGCCATGACTTCTCATCTGAATGAATCCATACATCACACCATAGTGGAACAATGTAACCCATTGATAGATATTCAGGTATCGCAGGACAATGTCTAATTGTTCCTTTGTTTTGTTTTGTCACGTGAGGTGTCTCTAAATGAGCTCTATCTGGTCTTTTTCTTTCTAATTGTTTATACCATTCTGGCATGTGTTGTTTTGCAGGAATAATAGGCATAATATTTTGTAGACCTGGTACATCTGTAAACCATGTAATATTAGGCTTGTCTTTTTTAAATGATGATATTAACTCTTTAATAAATTTAATCATATTGGTAATACACTTGTTCTTGCTTCTCTAAAATAATCTAATTCTTTTTTTGCAAAGCACCATACATTCTCTATATATGTCTTATTCATAAACTCTTGTTTTGCCTCTTCACTTTCAAACAACTTATCTGATTTAGGTCTTTGCATAATTCTCATTCCTATTTGACCCATAAAATGTTCTTTTAAACTTGCAACTAATTCATCACAACTTTTGTGTCTATGATTTTTTACTTTAGGATCCATGATGTTTATAAACATATGTCCTGTTGATGATAATGAATTAAATGTGTTTTTAGAAACTGGTAAATAGAAATCATCACGCCATTTATTATATTCATTAAACTTATGCCATGATTGATCTTCTTCGTGTTCACCACCTTTGTTATACTCTTCAGTAGAGAAGTATGGTGGACTTGTAAAAGCACAATCAATATCTGTAATTTCATCCCAAGGTAAATCTTCAGCACCACATCTATATATCTTTACAAACTTACGACCTGACATTACAAAATAATTTCTACCTTGACTATCAACTCTTTCATCTACATCAGCACCATTACCTAATAACTCTTCATAGAATACACATTGTTCCATGTATTGTTCGTATGTATTAGGATTAGGATCACAACCATAATATTGTGTTGCATTACTAGCATAAAAACCTGCAAGTCTATCGCCCCAACCACATGAAGTATCTAATACTCTACCTGCATTAGTTATATCATAAATTGTTTTTGCAACATTAGGTTTAAATTGTGTTGCAATATATGTGCCTAATCTAAATGCACTTAAATAACTTGCCTCACTTAATTTACCACCTCTTAATTCTTCTTTACCATCAACCACAACCTTTTTCATATCGTTGATACCTCGCCATATAGGACCTAGACAACGCCATATATCTTTTGCATTACCATTTTGCCATACGTCTAAAGGTGCTTTGAAACTATAACTAGAACAATTTAATCTAGTCTTTTGATGAAAGTAATTTGATATATTATTAAATGTAGATGGTGCGTCTATGATACCTAGACCAAATGTACTATATGGATTTGCATAATCATCATACTTTTCCATTACATTATCTACATCTACTTTTAAATATTTTGCTGTATCAAACTTTTGTAAATCTTTAAAATCATTTCTTACATCATCTTTTGTAATTTTTTTTAAAGGAAATACTGGTCTTTCTTTTTCAATATATGCAGCCAAGTCTTCTCTAAATTTTTCTTTACCTATTTCGTTTGTATAACGCTCAAATGTAATTTGATCCATTATAGGTAATTTATTATGATCTGCGTATTTGTACAAATAATCCATACTATATTATATCATTTTTAGTTAAATTTGTCAACTTGATTTCCCCAACTATCCCAACCTTCTCTTTGTTGTCTAGCAAACAATTCTATGTATGGTCCTTGTAATAGATTCTCTATATGACTATACATAACATCTGGTTTACGACTATGCTCTCTACGTTTTTCTACAACTAATTGAGGTACTGATTTACTAACACGTTGTGGTTTACCTTTTGTTGCAAGTAAACACATTTCAGGATTACCTCTAGTCCAATAACCTAGACCTGTAAAGAAACCCTCAGATTTTTTATTTGTCTTTGCCCATGTAAAGGCTACAGTTTTGTACTTGAAACCCCAAGCATTAATTACTTCAAATGCTTTATCTAATAAAGGATCAATAACCCACATTAATAATACTGCATTGTCATTTGCTATATTGTTT